AGGGGTTAGTCAGTGGCTAAGAATTCGATTAACCTGCTCGTTGGATCTAGTTTTGATGCCAAAGGGATTAACCAAGCTAAACGCCAACTTGCGGCGTTAGAAAAGCAAGTTGCCCCAGTTGGTAGTGCGTTCACTGCAATGGGCGCCAAGATGTCTGCAATTGGCGCTGGCATGGCTCGCACAGGTAAGGCCATGACTGTTGGCTTAACGTTGCCCATTGTTGGTGTTGGTATTGCTGCAACGAAAATGGCGATGGACTTTGACACCTCGCTCACAAAAATGGTTTCCCTCGTTGGTCTGACCAATGATGAAGTGGACGGTATGCGGGACAAGATCAAGTCCCTGGCATCCCAGTATGGCAAGAGCGCCAGCGAAGCGGCAGACGCAATGTTTTTCATTACCTCAGCCGGCTTGCGCGGCAGCGATGCAATGGAAACTTTAGAAGCATCCCTCAAGGGTGCAGCAATTGGTTTGGGCGATGTCAACACAATCGCTGACCTTTCAACTTCAGCCATGAACGCATATGGCCCCGCTGTTCTATCTGCCGGCAAAGCGACCTCGATCCTGCGCACAGCTGTTGAACAGGGCAAGCTGGAATCATCTGCACTCGCCGGCGCTATGGGCGCTGTGTTGCCTATTGCTTCAGCGCTCAAGATTCCCTTTGATCAAGTAGCCGCTGGTATGGCCGCGATGTCTCGGACTGGTACTGATGCAGCGACTGCATCAACGCAGCTCAAGGGCATCATGCTGGCTGTTACTAAGGAAACCCCCAAAGGCGCTAAGGCGCTGAAGTCTGTTGGATTGTCTTATGAGGGAATTAGAAAGACCATCGCAGATGATGGGCTGCTTGCCGGGCTGAAACTTTTGAAGGAACGCTTTGGCGGCAACACTCTCGCCACGGCAGAACTGTTCGGAAATCAACGAGCACTCATTGGCGTGATGGATTTGCTCGGCGCGAGCGCTGAGACTACTGAATCAATCTTTGGTGAGTTGGCCAGCACAACCGCGAACGACCTCGATCCGGCTTTTGAGGCTGCGTCAGAGACAACAGGTTTCAAACTAAGTCAGGCAATGGCAACACTGAAAAACAGCCTGATTGGTGTTGGTGATGCTATCGCGCCAACTGTTGAAAAGGTGTCTGCTTTTGTCACAAAGATAGCCGAGGCTTTTGCATCGCTGAGTCCTAAGACTCAAAACCTGATCGTTGCCTTTGCTGCTGTCGCAGCAGCCCTTGGCCCCATCTTGCTTATTGCCGGCAAGGTCATTGGGGCGCTTGGCGCGATAAGTTCTGCGATTGGTTCAATGAGTGCAGCAGCCTCACTAGCTGCCCCTGCCGGTGCCGGGCTTGCTGCCGGCTTCGCTGCGATCATTGCACCTGTTGCACTTGTGGTTGGGGCAATCGCGCTATTCATTGGCGCTGTGGTGTTGGCGTACAATAAGTCTGAGTTTTTTCGCAACGCACTCACACAGTTTGTTGACCAGGTGAAAGCAACCGGCAGCGCAATCTTTGGGTCGCTGATCTCGGCGTTTAAGTCACTCACTCAAACAGGGTCAATTGTCACAACATATTTCACAATCTTGGGCAATTACCTTGGTGGCGTGTTTGGTGTGACGTTGAAAGTCATTGGCGGCATCGTCAAGGCTGTTGAGATGAACTTCAAAATTATGGCTAAGGGCGTTGAGATCGCTGCCACGATCCTTACAATGCTTGCCAACATCATTGTTGGTGCAGTTAAGATTGGGTTCAACTTCCTTGCTGGGGCTATCAGCGGCATATTAGACAAACTGGGGCCATTCGGGGCAGCGTTTAAGTCTTTAGCAACAGGTGTGAAAAACGCCTTCCTATCTATCCCTAAATTCATTTCAACAGCATTCAATGGAGTGATCAAATTCTTTGAGAATTTTGTCAACGGTGCTATTGGACTTGTCAATAAGTTGATTGATGCTTACAACGCGATTCCGTGGACTGCGACAATCTCGCGCATCAACGAACTTTCCTTTGCCGTTGGCGGCGCGAACGACTCCATCGGCAAACTTCCTGATCACTTGAGCAGCGCAGGCCGGGGAATGGAGTTGGCTGGGCAAACTGTTGACGGTTGGAACACGTCGCTTACCGGTGCAAGCAGAGCAACAGGGCAGGCGAGCATTGCTGCTGCTGAATTTGCTGATGGTCTTGGCAAAGTTGGTGGCGGTGGCGGTGGTGGCGCTGCTGAGAAGGCAACCAAGTCACTCAAGGAATTGCGCGGCGAGTTCAAAGAGACTTTCACTGCAGCCACGAACGAGCAAATTGCTGCCGCTGGTGAAACACTCAAAACCGCCTTCGATAAAGCAACCACCGCCTACAACGATTTCAAGACATCCATCACCGGATCATCTGCATTCGGCCTAGATTTCTCAGCTGCAACCACTAGCGCTGAGGAAGGTGGCGGCACAATTGTCGGCGCAATTGTCGATCAGGCCAAGGGCATTGAAGCGTTTGGCATCCAGACTGGCAAACTGCTCAGTACGAACTTGAGTGAGGAAGCATTCGCTGCTGTTGTGGCTATGGGGCGCGAGCGCGGCGCACAATTGGCATCTGAATTGTTGGGTGCGAACGGTGAGGAGCTTAGGGCTAAACTTAACAAAGCTATTGAAGATGTGAAAAATGTTGCCGAGGCTGTTGGTATTGGCGCTGCTGATAAGTGGTGGGCTGCTGGTCGTGACTCTGCACAGAAAACTTACGAGGGTTTCCGAGATAACTTCGGCAAAGGTGGCCCTGCGCGCCGAGCATTGCAGAACTTGATGAACAACCTCGCAGACTCAATGAAACGCTCAACAACAATCACGGTGACAACGATCAACCGACAGATCAACGAGAGTATTGGAGCCGCGCTTCCTGGTCGCGCACTCGGCGGCCCTGTCTCAGCATCCACGGCTTACATTGTTGGCGAAAAAGGCCCAGAGGTATTCGTCCCTAATAACAGTGGCAACATTATTTCCAATGATGCGCTATCAATGACTGGGCGCAGTGGCTCAATGAGTTCAAGCTCTGGTGCTAATGCAGGCAACACCTACAACATAAACATCAACACTGGCATTGGTGATCCCCGCGTGATCGGTGAGGAAGTTGTGAACGTGATCTCAAAGTTTGAGAAAGCCAACGGCGCTGTGTTTGCGCGGGCCTGATGAAGGTTGAAATTGCGTTTGATCTTGCCGCTAACGGGCTGGGGTCTTTCTTCACGCTGGACGATCCTGTCAAAGGCAAGTTAGACAACACGCTGTATGTGCTTGGCGGCGATGTCCTAGTGGATGTTACTAGCACAGTTCGGCAGGTCAGTGTTAAGCGTGGGCGCAACCGGCAACTGGAGAAGTTCACTGCTGGAAACGCAAACATAATCCTAGACAATCGTGATCGGATCTATGATCCACTCAACACTGCTAGTCCTTACTTTGGTTCTATTGTGCCACGCAAGCAAATCATTATCACTGATGAAGACCAGACCATTTACACAGGGCAAGTTGATGACTGGAACTTTGACTATTCACTCTCCGGTGATTCAACAGCGCAAGTGTCGTGCGTTGATGCGTTGACGCTGTTTGTTGATCCTTTCCTGACGGCAGATACGGAAACGGCTCAACTAACGGGTGCGCGGGTAAACGCTGTCCTTGATGATGTTGGTTGGCCGTTGGCTAAGCGGCAAGTATCTGAAGGCAAAGCAACATTGGACGCTGACGTTATTGACGCCGATAAAACAAAGGCGTTGGACTACCTCAACAAAGTTTCACTCTCCGAACCGGGGGCGCTCTATGTTGCCAATAATGGTGATCTGGTGTTTCGTGATCGTGCTGACACTCAAAATGCATCGGGGTCAATAACTTTCGGTACAGGTGGAATCCCGTTTTCAGATATTGGTGTGGAGTACGGCGTTGAGGAAATGGCTAACCAAGTCTCTGTCACCTATTACGGCGGGACGGCGATTGCTGGGACTGCTACCGCGAGGGATGAAACATCCATCGGACAATACGGCACGTTAGATGAGAACTATGACACGCTGCTCTCAAGTGTATCTGACGCGCAATCCTTAGCAGACTGGCAGGTTGGGTTGTTTGCTCAGCCTCGATACCGCGTTGACCGCATCACTGTTGCCCTAGATGGTTTAACAACAGTGAATCAGCAAAGCGTGTTGGCTGTTGAACTAGGCGATGTGGTCACGGTGACATGGACTCCGAACAATGTTGGTGCTGCGCTGAGTCAACTGGTCACTATTGATGGAATAGATTTCTCGGCCAATCCATCTTCGCGTAGAATTAGTTTCACGATGAGCGAAACAACCGCAGCGTTTATTCTTGACGATCTTGTTTTTGGTGTACTCGGCAACAACCTGCTCGGTTTCTAGGAAGGAACAACAATGGCATATCCCTTTGCAGCCGCTGAAGTCTTAACAGCGGTCGATTTGAACGCGATGATCGGCGCACCCACTCAAAACGCGCAAACCGGTACGACCTACACAGCGGTGCTGCTGGACGCAGGGAAAACCGTCACCCTCTCCAACGCGTCAGCGGTGACACTTACAATCCCGGCGCAAGCCTCTGTGTCGTGGGCTGATAACACGCAACTGAACTTCCTGAACATTGGTGCTGGAACTGTGACGATCACTGCTGCTGCCGGTGTCACGATCAACGGGACACCACTCACCTTGGCGACATCAAAGGGGGGAAGCCTAGTCCGCACTGCGTCAAATACATGGACGTTTACGCCGATTGGTGGTGGCAGTGCTAATGGATTGTTTAACAAGTCAGATTCTGGTTCGGTTGCTTTCACTAAAACAGGTGTTGGGACTGTTAGTGTCAAAGCCGGAACAAGCGTAGAGGTACTCGGTTCACTCATCACTTTCGCCACAGCCACAGCCGTAACCATGCCTTCACTGACCGCTGGAACCGACTACTACATTTATGTGACAACAGCGGGAGATATTAGTGCGGTGGCTGCGACTGGAACGTGGCCGACACCTGTTGCTTCACCACCAGCGAGTTCACGCAACATCGGCGGTTTTCATTACGCTGCGGGCGGCAACGCTGCCGCTCGTGCCGGTGGGAATACGACCGCGCAAGTCAATGAGTTTTCGCTGTGGGATCTGAAGTGGAAACCAGCCGCGCTCGATCCTCGCGGCATGACACTGATCAACAATCATTTCTGGTCAGACATTTACTTGCTGAATACTGCTCACGCCACGGTAGGGACGAGTAGTAACGATCAAACAATTTACAACGGGAACACTTGGTGGGACAGCGTTGAAGTTCTCGGTCTGTACGGTAAACGACCACCGCGTTACCGTGAGTTCGCTGACCTCGCCTTTGGTACAACCGAGGCTGTTTCTCGCGGAAACGACCCGGTGACAACGGGTATCGCAACAACGAACTCTGGCTCTTCGCAGGCGGATCAAGTGTTTACGTCGAAGTTTGGCGTGATCCAATCCTCCGGATGTATGTATGTGTGGGGCGACGAGTTCGGTGGCGGTTCTGCGGGTGCCTCATGGACAGCGAACACCGGCGGGCGTGGCTCGACTTACCAACTAGAAAACGCTGCGCTATTCGGTGGGGCCTGGGGCGGTTCCGCGCTCTCCGGGTCACGGGCGTCGAACTGGGCCAACTCTCCGACGGCCTCGATCGGCAGCCTCGGGGCGCGCGGCGTCTGTGACCACCTGACCCTTGTTTAAGCGAGCGCGAGCGAGCACTAAGAAAGGTAAACAATGAATATCAATGAAGTCCTGTCAAGCAGCCAGCAAGTAATGGCCTTGGAATTAGCGGTCAGATCACTCGCTGGTGGCGATGCTGCGCTGGATGTTGCAGTGGAAACTGTGCAGGCTGAGGCAGAAGCACTGATTGTCCCATGAACACCGGCGAAATCATTGCACTCGTTAGCGTTGCAACAACGGTAATCACTTCGGTGATCGGTGTGCTGCTGTGGGTCGTGAAAACGCAAGTCACTTCGATGCAGCGAGAATTCAAACCGAACGGTGGTAGCAGTGTCCGGGACACACTCAACGAGATTCGCACTGATGTGCGTGAAGTGCGTGGCAAAGTAGACGACCACATTCAGTGGCACATGGAAGAGTAACTCTGTCAGAAACCTTTCATGTTTTTGTGACATGTTAAGTTTTTGTCAGAAACCTTACATGTTTTCGTGACATGTAATGTTTCTTCACATGAGAAACAGGGTAGTTAAAGAAACGACTTAGGCCACACACAGGGAGTCCCAATGGGTAACAGATACCGTGAACCTAGACCGCTTAGCCCTGAGCGTCTATCCCTGAAAAGCATTAACTCTGTGAAACATCAGGATTACGCAGTTGAGGTGCAGGCCACGTTCCTGTTTGACCCGTACACACCTGACTGGGAGGGCGAACTTTCTAGGGCTGTTGTTGTTCTATCCAAAGTTATTTCTGATGGTGCTGAGCGCGCTGAGCGTAAGCGTGAACGCAAGTCCCGCGAGGAGTATGCAGGGATTGGTCACGACGATACCGAAAACGGTACGGATGTGGCGCAACACTTCCATGACCTGTTCGACAATTCGTGACTTACGAGGGGTTCACTTACACAGGAACGTGTGGGGATTGCGGCTCGCATGTTACTACTCAAGATCCTGAACTGCTTGTTGGCTGGCAGCAACAACACTGGGACGTGTGCCCGTTCTGGAATAAAACAATTCATAACATGGAATAGCGCACTCGTTATTCCACATTAAACCGCCACCTTCGGGTGGCTTTTCTATTGGGAGGCAACTGTGTACACAATCACATTCTGGAAAGACGCAGCCGAGCGAGCAATCCGAACCGCAGCCCAGGCTCTGCTGGCGCTGTGGGCAACCGATGTCTCTGGCGTTCTCGCTGTTGACTGGGTGCAGGCAGGTTCAGTCTCAGCTCTTGCGGCCCTCATGTCGCTGCTAATGAGCGTTGCTGCTACCGGCACCGGTTCACAAGATTCTGCTTCAACACTTAAGTAAGGCAAACGAGAGGCGCACACAATGAAGGTGTCAACACGACGACTCGCATACAAGCTGAAGCAATACAAAGTCAAAAGAGATTACGTCAAGGGCTGGAACTCACGCCGCATTGACCCGTACAACGGCCAATCGGATTTCTGGGGAGTGCTGCTACATCACACTGCCGGCACTAACTCGCTGAATTGGATCGTGAACACGAATCCCTACGCACCTGTTCGAGCCTGCCACTTCCTAATCAACCGTGATGGCACCGTTGAAGTTGTCTCAGGCGTTGGCGCATACCACGCTGGCGCGGGTGGCCCTTGGCGTTTCCCCAATGGCCCAACGATCCCTAGGGATCTCGGCAACCGGCACTTGTACGGGATTGAGATTGAATCGCTGGGGTCATCGTCTAAGATTGATGGATCGCTGGAAGGCATGAGCCTTGAGCAGGTCATCAGTACTGCGATTCTTAGCGCAGCATTACTTAACGCAATGCGGCGCGGGTGGCGCAGCCTCACGGTTTCCAGGGTTATTCGTCACCGTGATTGGACTGCCCGTAAGCCCGACGTTAAGCAAGACCTCGATTGGTGGCATGAAGTGATCGGGATTGCCCGCAGGAACCGGCGCAAGACCGCCAAGACTCGCGCAGAAATCACTGCATTCGTGAAGGCGCACCCCAACGGCAAAGTGTAACCATGAGCCTTATTGACGATCTTGCAGCCGCAAGTAACAGCAAACGCCAATGCACTGTGTGCAAAGCTTTGCGCGAACTACCGCCCAAAGAATCCGGCGCGCTAGTTGATGCCATCAACAACCCCAACATCAGCATTGCCAAAATCTTTGTTGCCTGCCGCAACAATAATGTTGTGGCGTCAAAAGGTGCGCTGACCGAACACCGATATAAGCGGTGCCCCAAAACATGAGTCTTAATGAATCACTAGATTCACTCAAGGCAGCGGCATCAACCGCGCAAGCAATCACCAGCACACCGAAAGGCTGGGAGCCGGGGATCAAGTTTGAACCGAATGGCTCGCGGCTTATCACACTGCCCGCCGGCCCTGAGTTAGGCGATGAATCAACCTGGGCAGCGGCTGTGCAAGCTCTCGGGGTTAGTGTTCCTGACGGCTTTCGCATTCGCTTAGTCGAAGCAAAGTTTGATCCGGTCGCATGGACGCGAGATGATGCTGATCAAGCCAACGCTGTCACGCGGGCAGTGTGGCGCTACCGCTTTGTTGTCGAGGTCGCGCCGGCACAAATCCCTATTGACGACTTACTCAAGGCTGTACGCAAACGCAAACCTGCCAAGGCTAAAGACGCACCTGAGTCTTTTGTCTTTGTCATGGGTGATCTGCAACTCGGCAAGCCTGATGGTGATGGCAGCGCCGGCACTGTGCAGCGATTCTATGACTCCCTAGACCGAGCATTAACCCGATACAAGTACCTGCGCAAAGCAGGGATGGTAGACAAAGTCTGCCTGTCATTCGTTGGCGATTGTCCCGAGGGAACACAGTCTCAAGGTGGCAACCTCGTTGGGCGCTTGGATCTCACACTCACCGAACAGATCAGAGTCCTGCGCCGAATCTTTGCCGATGAAGTTACAGCC